AAATGGCAGGTCCAATAAGAGCCTTTACACTAGCTGTAGCTAACTCTGGTACTACTATCTTTAACGGTAGAGCAAGGATTCGCAGTTTGGGTATCTTTGCAACAAGCGCAGTTACTTTTACTATTACGAATGGTAATGGCGGAGCTACGTTGCTTACAGGTGCTTTCCCTGCGGGGTATAATGAAATCTACATTCCAGATGATGGTATTATCGCTGAGAATGCGGTTCATGCTGTCTTTACAGGTACGGGTGGAATTTTAACTGTAATGCTTGCGTAGCTGATATGGCAGCAAGAAAGAAGAAAGCAGTTAGTCTTTCAGTAAAACGCGGGGAGAAACTTCCCGCGTCGAAAGGTGCTGGTCTTACTGCCAAAGGAAGAGCTAAGTATAACCGAGCGACGGGGTCTAAGTTAAAGGCCCCGCAGCCCGGGGGTGGTAAACGNAAAAAGTCTTACTGTTCTAGATCAGCAGGGCAAATGAAAATGCATAANATTAGCTGCAAGAAAACTCCCAANAAGCGTATTTGCGCTGCCAGACGTAGNTGGAAGTGCTAATGGACAATAAGATATTTATTGTAGCCTTGTTAGGCTTTTGCGGATGGATCGGTATGTCTGTTACAGATTTAAAGACTGACGTTGCAGTGGTTAATGTGAAAGTCACGGAGAACCATAAAATGTTGACTGTGTTATGGGATGATTTTTTGGAGAGTAAGCATGGCGATCTCGCGNGGTACAATGTCNAAACAAACTAGCAAAGGAGGCTCAAAGGATGCCTGTTACTCGAAAGTCAAGCGACGATATAAGGTCTTCCCGTCAGCGTATGCAAGCGGGGCAATCGCCAAATGTCGTAAAGTTGGCGCAGCCAACTGGGGAAACAGCAAGAAAAAAGCAAAGGGAGGAACATTTAAGTACCGCACAACCAAAATATATTGATAGCGGTCCTGTAGTTCTAAGGTAGTGATTGAGTTTGTTCTGGCTGTATATTTGAATGGTAAGTTAATTGACAACACACAACGATTTAGAGATATGGACCGATGTTTATACTTTTCGTCCAGACTTTCAAGACAATCTCCTGTTCCTACGGGCGATGGCAAAAGATTGAAGATGCATGCGATTTGTAAACCTGTACCAAAGAGATAGTTATGGAACCAATATCAACGGCGCTGGCTGGTATAGCTTTAGTTCAGAGTGCTGTTGCTGGAATTAAAAGTGCCATTGGGACCGCGAATGATGTAGGAGCTATTGCGGGTCAGATAGATGCTTTGTTTACAGGTCAAAAGCAGGTAAACGAGGCTAGGAATAAAAAATCTGGCGTTGGGCTGACAGATCAGTTTGGTGTAGAGTCCGTTGCTCGTGAGATGATCGACGCTAAGTTAGCAGCGGAAAAGCTACAAGAAGTAGCTACTCTGGTGAATATGCGCTTCGGACCGGATACATGGAAGAATATTTTAGAAGAACGACAAAAAAGGATACTAGAGGCAAAAGAGGCTGCGGCGGCAGAACGTAGGCGAAAGATACAAGCGTCCAGAGAATTTGAAGAAATGATGAAGCAAATTGTTCTTGTTGCTACTATCATAGTTATTTCTATCGGTTTATTTGTTTATTTGTTTGCAGTTATTCAGTAAGTATGGATGAGATATGGCAGTACGAAAGACTAAAAAGGGAGCGGCCCTTAAACGGTGGTTCAAAGAGGACTGGAAAGATGTTTCTACGGGGAAAGCGTGTGGGCGTCGCAAGGGTGAAAAACGGGGTACTCCATATTGCCGCCCCTCAAAGCGGGTTTCTTCTAAGACCCCCAAAACATCCAAAGAAATGACAGCAGCAGAAAAACGTAGTAGAATATCGCAGAAGAAGCGCTTAGGTCAGCCAGCGGGTAGGCCACGCAGAGTAAAATCTTTAAGAAGGAAAAAATAATGGCTCTTTCAGGATCCAGAAACTTCGAGCTAGACGTTGCTGAAATTATTGAAGAGGCGTATGAGCGGTGTGGGTTAGAGGCTCGTACTGGTTATGATTTTAAAACAGCCCGACGTTCTCTTAACTTGATGTTTGCTGACTGGGCTAACAGGGGTCTTAACTTGTGGACAGTCAAGCAGGGCACACAGGCTCTGACATCAGGAACAGCTACATACACCTTTACATCAGACTATGCGGACTTGTTGGAAGTAGTAATACGTCGCAGTGGCACAGACTTTGAGTTATCGCGAATGTCTAGAGGTGATTACTTAACAATCCCTGCAAAAACAACAGAAGGCCGACCGAGTCAGTATTTTTATAATCGTCAAACACTGCCACAGGTAACGCTGTGGCCTACTCCAGATAGCTCTACAGACACCTTAATTTATTATTTTGTGCAGAGGATGGATGATGCTGACACTCTGATTAACACAACAGACGCACCGTTTCGGTTCTACCCCTGTATGGTTGCGGGTCTAGCTTATTACGTCGCGATGAAGAAAGCCCCGGATAGAATTCAGCTTTTAAAGTCGGTGTACGAAGAAGAGTTCCAACGTGCAGCAGATGAGGACGAGGACAGGGTGCCGCTGAAACTTCAGCCAAGTATTCAATATCTTCGAGTTATTTAATGGCAAGACACGCATCTGGTAAAAAGGCTTGGGGTCTTTCGGATCGTTCCGGGTTTCGGTATCGTCTTGCAGAGATGTTGGTTGAGTGGAATGGTCTTAAAGTTGGACCAGATGAGTATGAAGAGAAACACCCACAACTAAACCCACGCAGGATAGGGCCGGATCCACAGGCTCTTTTACAACCTAGACCGGACACAGCCACCGAGGTAGCTGGTCAGGTTCTTTTAGTAATGAACCCCTTTCAGTCAGGAAGTGTGGGTTCTTCTGTGATTACTGTGTTTGAACCATCTCATGGACGCAGCACATATAATGTTGTTGTTTTCCGTAAAACACAAGCATTTGACGGTTTTTCCACAACCGTTTTGAACAAAGCTGCTGGGTACACAATCACCGTTGTTGATGCCAATTCGTATACAATTACAGTTACTGGCGAAACAGCAACCGTTGGCGGCATAAGAGGCGGAGGCGGCGTTGCAACTGCCGCTGCTGGTGTGGCATCAACAAGAGCAGAACTTGTTTCCCAGTTTACAATGACTGCAACTGGTGTACTTCTTTCAGCATCGACCTTTGATTCGATAAGTGTTACATTCGATTCGGCAAGCAAGACTTTTGACGAGGCTTAAATGGCAAAACAAGCAGTAGGAATTGGAACATCAGCAAATGATGGGACGGGTGATACCCTTCGCGCAGGCGCGGACAAGATAAACGACAATTTTAACGAGATCTACAGTGCGTTGGGAAATAGTTCCAATGTATTAACGGATATTATAGATGCTAATGGTCTTTTAGATGTTAGCTCGGGTGCTAACAAGATTGTTTTTTATTATGGCGCTTTGACTGATTTGCCCAGCGCATCAACATATCACGGCGCTGTTGCTCATGTTCACGCTACAGGTGGCCTCTATTTCGCTCATGGTGGTGTCTGGATAAGGTTGAATGATGAAGCCACAGGGCCGGTAACAAAGTACACTGCCGGTATTAGAGAAAGCGCGGCGTACACATTCACTGGTCCGGGCGCTACTTCAGGTGATAACCCAAACTTCACCTTCTACAAAGGCCACACATACTTAATTGATAACACGGCTAATGTAAGTGGCCATCCTTTGCAGATCAGAACATCCGGCGGCGGCTCTGCTTTTACAACAGGGGTGACAGACAACTACAATTCTACCACTGGGTTAACACAGTTTATTGTTCCGCATGATCCAAGCGATACATCTCTGGTATATCAGTGCACCAACCATAACGCTATGGTTGGCAATATAACAATAGCATAGTGAGCAAGTGAAATGTCGTTTACATACACACAGCTAAAAACAGCGATTCAGGATTTTACGGAAAATTCTGAGACATCTTTTGTAAATAATCTTCCTGTGTTTATTCGCGGTGCAGAGGATCGAATTTTTACGTTAGTTGACCTAGAGCTATTTCGTAAGAATGCAACTTC